ATTCTTTCTATGGCCATGTTTGACCAGCACAGAGAGCAAATGCAGAACTGGCGGACAATCGATCTTCATCCTTCACAGTGGGTTGAGATCATGGAACAGACTTTGTGCGCTAAGACTGGTGCTGGGGTTTCTCTGTCGTCTGATAAGCGGGCCAGAGTTAACGGGAAACTCTTGGACTATATGACTCACAGATTCCAGCAAGAATCTCGGGAACTTGGGAACACTCTCTGGGCTGGCTATAACGCTCTGACTCACTGGGCTACTCATACGGATGAAACTTTCGAGAGAGAGTCTGAAGATGGAAAGATCGTGACTCTGCAGACCGGGCGGAAAGGATCTAACCGGGATCTGGTCCAGATCGATAGAAACGATAAGGTCCGGAAAGTTCTAGACTCTGAAGCTTGGCAGATCCTTGAAGGATCACTAGCGGCCTAAACTCTCGGCCTACCTTATAGCCCCTTCCGAGGGGCTTTTTTTTGTCTTGGATAAATGTTTTAATCGGGGTCCATTCATTTAATAAAGGTAATTAAATATGTTGACTATCAATCTTAAAACTGACCCTGCTGTCGTTCATCTCAGAGACCTGAAGCCCGGGACCGATTTCTATCGGCTCCGCTCTGACGGCTCAGGCCTTCATCGGATCTCGAATAATGTCTATACGAAGCTTGGCTATAACCGGGCTAATAAGATGCTGGGCTGGAAAGCTTCTTATACCTGTGGGCGGGATGATGACATCGGTTATTCGTTAGAACTCCGCCCGGATACTCTGGTAGTCACTACCGAAGATATCTCTCTCAGGTTCCAGCCTGTTGAGTACTAGCCTTTAGCTACTCCCTCTTGGCCCCTCTCGAAGGGGCTTTTTTTTGCCTGCTTGAAATATGTTTGTACGTTTAAATTAAACATACAAAAGCCCCTTTAGTTATCCGCCCTAGTTCTAACCCCAAAGCACCGCCCAAGATCGAGAGCGTATCGGGCAGGTCTGTAGATCGATTTATTTTGTGCAAGTAAAAATACTGTCTTTGTATGCTTATTTTTAACATACAGTATGTATCTACCCCTGAACCCCTTTACTGGTGCGGGCTACAGACCTAAATCGGAGATTGTCTGTCTGGAATACCCTAGTAAGGGTAAGAAGAGATCGTTGCTTGTAGGGCCTTAGAATAGCTCTCAGCGGTATTGGTTGAGTGGATATGATGCACAGAACCAGACCCGCACCACGGCCTAAGAATCATCATCCAAAATAATTACCGGAGATAATTTCTTAGCCCAGCCCGAAGAGATCCCGAGAAAAGAACCCGAGAGAAAATTGCAAGAGATAACCGGGCGGAGAGAATGAAAAGAAAACCCAAGAAGATCAAAGACTTGCAGAGGGTAGGTATGGGCCTCCCCCCCGGTCTACGTTAACGTATACAACCAGTACAACGGATAGGGATTTTGGCGTGTCAACTAAAGAAAAAGACTGAGCATATGTACAGCATCACGTAGGAACTGTGTAAATGTACAAAAATAGATCAATAATAGGGAGGAGTTGCGGGAGGCATACTTATATGATACTTATAGTACTATAAAGTATTTCTGTAATAAAAACACTATATATATAAAAGTAACCCAAAGTAAATTACTTTAAAGTACGTTATATTTATAAATCTTCTCTTGTCAACACTTTTGTATTAAAGTATAATATTTGTACAACTACGGGAGGGATGTTGTAAATAAAGGATGTTTTTTCGTGCAACAAAAGGATACGTACTATGATCGACTATTACGTGAGCTTTCTTCATTAGAGGATTTTAATCGACCTCAATCTGAAAGGTATTTGTACAATTTTTATTCAGGACTTTCTAGTTCTTCTAATTCTTTCAATCGTTCTATTCCCCACAGTGATCTGTTTTACGTTCGTGCGGCTTTAGAGTCCCGCTTCCCGGGCAGGCTGTTCACTATTGAAGAGATCAAACAATTAATTAAAGAAGTTTATGACGTTGACTATTGACTTTTTTGATTTCAAGAAGATAACGACCTATTGCGGCGCGTAATTCTGCTTTGGGGAGTGGTCCTTCTGGTGATCAGAAGTTGTATGTCTTTCATAGTTAGTGCAATGCTAGCCGCCGTCTTTATTAGGATACCGCATGGCAACAATAGAAGATGATTTACGTGAATGGTCAGCCAAGGTACTAGAGGTACCGAATCCCAGTTTGGGAGGCATACCAGCTTGTCCCTTTGCAAGGAAGGCTTGGCTAGACGATAAAGTATCTGTTGTAGAGTGTGAAGACATATTCAATCAAACAATTATTGAATGTGGAAACTTTGATCCAGAACGTAAGAGTTTGGTGATATGCGCTTCGTACACATTGCCAGAGGTTGATCAGATGAACGATTGGATCTCTGCTATGAACTTATTAGCGGCAAAGGCGGATCTTCATCTAATGGTCTTTCATCCTGATTATGGGGCGGAAGAAGCAGGGTTAGATTTTTTGTATAACCACGAATGGGAATCCAATATCGATTCTCCATACTGTATGATTTTTATACAGTCACTATCTCAGGTCGATGATGCATCGATGATTTTGGAAGATCAGGGGTACTACAATGTATACCCTGAAGATGAATACAACGAACTTGTAATCGAGAGAAGGAACAGAAGACATGGCTATGAAACCACGAGCGATGAAGCGTAAAACAACAATGATGCGTGGCGGTGGCATGACTAAAGCCAACGCAGGTGCATCTGTTAAGCCCGGGCAGAAGTCTACCATGATGCGTGGTGGCGGTATGGCTAAAACGAAGATGATGCGTGGCGGCACGACAAAGAAGAAGTAAGTAGTCAATGACGATTGCTAAGAACAGCAGAACAAAGTCTGAGATTGTTGCTATAAGCACGGATGATGTACCTGTAACTTTGTATACATGTCCTGCCAATGCAAAGGCACACATGAGTCTGCTGTTCATTACTAACGCTTCAAGCAATGCCAGTGATATTGACGTACAGTGGTACAGAGCATCTGTAGCTACTAGCTTTTTTATTATTGGCGGTACAAACTTAAGTCAGGGGGAGTTTCTCAAGATTGATAACGCATTTATTGTCCTTGAAGCTGGGGATTATATAACTGTAGAAACGACAGATACAGCAGGTTCCGGAGTTCCGGATACCGATGCCTTCTGTACCGTCGAAGAATTCTTCAATCCAGTGGGAGGATAACATGCCCGCAAAGAAGACAAAGAGTCGTGTCAATGAAGCTGGAAACTACACCAAACCCTCCATGCGTAAAAACTTATTTAACCAGATCAAAGCAGGCGGTAAAGGCGGAAAGCCCGGACAGTGGAGTGCAAGAAAGGCCCAGATGCTTGCAAAACAGTACAAAGCAAAGGGTGGAGGCTACAAGTCGTAATGAAGAAGCCTCAGCAAAGTCTAAAGAACTGGACCAAGCAGAAGTGGCGTACCAAAAGTGGCAAGCCATCTACACAAGGCCCCAAAGCTACCGGGGAGCGATATCTACCGGAGAAAGCTATCAAGGCTCTTTCGGACAAAGAGTATGCCGCTACTACCAGAGCCAAGCGGAAAGCGACTAAGGCTGGTAAGCAGGTAGCGAAGCAACCAAAGAAGATTGCAAAGAAAACTGCAAGTTACAGGAAATAGAGGATGGCTACTACCAAAGATGTTGAACGCTTACCTTCTGGCCGTATAAAATACCGTGGGGAAACCTTCGCTGGATACAACAAACCAAAGAGAACATCTGGTGGCTCTAAGAAGTTTGCTGTTCTTGCAAAGAAGGGTGATGAGATCAAACTCGTACGGTTTGGCGATCCTGATATGGAAATTAAAAGAGATAATCCAGAGCGTAGGAAATCATTCCGTGCAAGGCATAACTGTGATACTGCAAAGGATAAGTTTACGGCCCGCTACTGGTCATGTAAGAAATGGTGAACCCAATGGATAAAAGTGCGTATTTAAATCCCAGCAAGACCTACACAGAAAAGCAGTTAGCTTTTTTGCAGGCGTTAGGGTCTACCTCTCAGGGCAACATTCGTGGTGCTATGCGGGAGGCAGGTTATTCAGAAACTACGCATCAAAACGAAGTCATTACTCCATTGAATGATGAGATCATTGCGTTAGCTAATAATATCCTTGGAACTCATTCTGTACAGGCGGCTTTCGGTCTTGTCGGTGTTTTAGATGATCCGACAGCAATGGGAGCTAAGAATTCCATCACAGCGGCAACACAGATATTGGATCGTGTAGGTGTTGTGAAAAGAGAGAAAGTTGAGGTAACAACAGATACATCTGGTTTATTTATTTTACCTCAAAAGAAATCAGATGAGTCTGACTGACGAACAAAAGAAGACGATTAAGGAGCGAGTATTCCCTGATCGATTCAAGCCAACAGGCCGAGGAAGACCTCCTTTTTTAGTTGTCTACGATAAAGATCCAGCAACCTCCAAGCCGAACCTAGAGTTTATTCTTAATCAGGAATTGTATCCTTATTTTGAAACGGCTATTTATGCGTTAAAGGAGGGGGCATCGTATCGACAGGTCTCCGATTTTGTTACGGCAAATTGTGGGGCACCATTTTCGTATGAAGCCTGCCGTAAGTTATTCAATAAGATCTGTGAGATCTATCCTGAATGGAGAGACCACCGGGCACAGGCCCACGGTAATCACGGTGCAACTAATGCCAATTCTAATTTAAATAAAGATAAGAAAAAGGTCAAAGAGACCCAGAAGAAGACGCAGTTAAAGCGCAAGATTACGAATCTACAAAAAGAGTATGACCTGTTAACAAAACCACAAAAACAGGAAGAGAAACCTCCCATTGATCCTGACATGGAGGTTGTTGGCGGGGCTATCTACCGAACTAAGAAAGGTGAAGCCCCGGTTATTTTTAAGCCGAACCCCGGTCCTCAAACTGAATTTTTGTCTGCCTCAGAGAGGGAAGTGTTATATGGTGGTGCCGCAGGTGGCGGTAAGTCCTACGCACTGATTGCAGACCCCGTTCGTTATTTCTCTAATAAAGAATTTAACGGTATTTTACTTCGTCGTACTAACGATGAACTTCGTGAATTAATCTGGAAAACTCAAGAGCTATATCCTCAAGTCTATAAAGGCGCAAAGTGGTCAGAGAGAAAGTCTCAATGGACATTCCCATCTGGCGCACGACTCTGGTTAACTTACCTAGATAGAGATGAGGATGTACTTCGTTACCAAGGCCAAGCATTTAGTTGGATTGGGTTTGATGAGCTTACGCAGAATCCTACGCCATTCGCTTGGGACTACATGCGTTCTCGTCTTCGTACTACTGACCCAAATCTTCCCTTATGTATGCGAGCTACCACGAACCCGGGTGGCCCCGGACATGGTTGGGTCAAGAAGATGTTTATCGACCCTTCTCCTGCAAACACCAAGTTCTGCCCTGTGGATATTGAATCAGGAAAGGAGCTAAGGTTTCCTGACACTCATGCGAAAGCAGGACAGCCTTTGTTCTTTAGACGGTTCATCCCGGCTACACTTAAAGACAACCCTTATCTGTTTGATGAGGGTAGCTATGAAGCGAACTTGCTTTCCCTTCCAGAACAACAACGGAGACAGTTGTTAGAAGGGGACTGGATGATTGCAGAGGGTGCGGCCTTCCCTGAGTTTTCTTCATCTGTTCATATTACAGAACCTTTTGAGATACCACATACGTGGAGAAGATTCAGATCGTGTGACTTTGGGTATTCGACATTCTCTGCAGTGCATTGGTTTGCGGTCGATCCGGCGTATGAAATCTTGTATGTGTACCGTGAGTTATACGCCAGTAAATTAACGGCACGAGAGTTGGCACGTAAGGTTGTGCAACTTGAGCAGGGTGAAAAGATTAGCTATGGCGTATTAGATAGCTCGACATGGCACAAGCGAGGACACACAGGACCTTCTATTGCAGAAGAGATGATTGCAGAGGGTTGTCGGTGGAGACCTGCAGATCGAACAGCAGGATCTCGTGTCGCAGGTAAAAACAGATTGCATGAATTACTTCGTGTTGATGAAGAGATTGAAATGCCCGGAATTGTTTTCTTTAACACTTGCCGACAAATTATTGCAGATCTCCAAGTGATACCATCATGTCCAAAAGGCACTGATGATATTGATGTTAGATACGCCAGTGACCATACGTACGATTCTGTTCGCTACGGAATCATGTCTCGTCCTAGAGCAAAGAGCGTGTTTGATTTTGAAGAAGAGTTGGGTAAAACAGGTTGGCAACCTTTCGATAAAGTTTTTGGATATTAGTGGATGTATAAATGGCTATTGTAGATAAACCTGACTTTGAACAACAAGACACTGTTGTATTAGATGATACAGATGATGTTTCTGAAGACTTCCAATACTCAGGGTTTGTTTCTATTGTCCGAGATAAATTTGCTAGATCGAAAGATAAGCGACTGACCGAAGAAGAGCGGTGGTTAAAAGCGTACAAAAATTATCGAGGGATTTACGATGATACGACGCAGTTCACCGATACTGAGCGTTCGCAAATTTTTATTAAAATTACCAAAACAAAAGTCCTTGCGGCCTACAGCCAAATCGTCGATGTTTTGTTCGCAGGTAATAAATTTCCAATCGGAGTTGAGCAGACAAAAATACCTGAAGGCATTAAAGACTCGGTTCACCTTGATGCGGGAGTCCCGGAACCTCTCAAAGAAATCTACGACGAGTTAAATGTCGGGTATGCAGGAGATGGACGGGATGTTCCTGAAGGTGCTGTTACTGCCTCTGATCTAGGCCCACTCAAAGATAAACTTGATCCTGTTAAAGAAGAAGTCAACGCAGGACCCGGTAATACCCCAACATCTGCAGTCTATGAACCTGCCAAAGAAGCGGCGCGGTTTATGGAAAAGAAAATTCATGATCAGCTTGAAGAGTCTGATGCCAGTAAACACCTCCGCTTTTCTGCATTTGAAATGGCCTTGTTTGGTACTGGCGTAATTAAAGGACCGTTTGCTCATGATGTTGAGTATCCAAATTGGGATGAGACAGGGGAATACACCCCAACAATGAGAACGATGCCCCGTATTGAAGCCGTCTCAATTTGGAACTTCTACCCTGACTCTGATGCGTACAATATGTCAGAGGCAGAATATGTAATCTATCGTCATCGGATGTCTCGCTCTGAACTTCGTGAGTTAAAGAATCGTCCATTCTTCAGAGATAAAGCCATCGAACGTGCCATTGAAGATGGCCCCAACTACAACAATGAGTATTGGGAAGATGTCATTGACGATACGAATTACCGAGATACCATCTACCGCTGGGAAGTCTTAGAGTACTGGGGTGTGGTTGATCGAGAGATTGCAGAAGATGCAGGTCTCAAGCTGACGAAAGAACTGAAGAAGTTCGATCAGATTCAAATTAATGCGTGGGTTTGCGGGGACAATATTCTTCGTTTAGTTCTCAATCCGTTCAAGCCAACACGCATTCCTTTCTATGCAGTTCCATACGAGCTAAACCCTTACTCATTCTTTGGAGTGGGCGTGGGGGAAAATATGGAAGACACTCAGATGCTGATGAATGGTTTCATGCGGATGGCTGTCGATAATGCCATGCTGTCGGGTAACTTGATCTTTGAAGTGGATGAGGCGAACCTTGTCCCCGGCCAAGACTTATCTGTGTATCCGGGCAAAGTATTCCGTCGTCAAGGTGGCGCACCGGGGCAGGCTCTCTTTTCTACGAAGTTCCAGAATGTTGCTTCTGAGAATATGATGCTGTTTGACAAGTCTCGACAGCTAGCCGATGAGTCTACAGGTATCCCTTCGTTCTCACACGGACAAACAGGTGTTGCTGGAGTCGGGCGGACTGCTTCTGGTATTTCAATGCTGATGGGTGCCGCCGCACAGAACATTAAGACTGTCGTAAAGAATGTCGATGATTACTTATTATCTCCTCTAGGTAAATCGATGTTTGCTTTTAATATGCAGTTTGATTACGACGAGCGAGCTAAAGGTGATTTGGCAGTGGTTGCCCGTGGTACTGAATCCTTGATGCGTAATGAGATTCGATCTCAGCGTCTCATGCAGATGATGCAAATGGGTGGAAACCCAGCATTAGCTCCGTTAATCAAGTTCGATTACATCATTCGTGAAATAGCCGCTTCTTTAGATTTGGATGAAGACAAGATCATCAATGATCCTCGTGAGGCCGCTGTACAAGCAATTCTCATGAAGCAAGCGCAAGAGCAGATGCAACAGCAACAACCCCCACAACAACAGCAAGGACAAGAGGGTGTACCAACCCCAGAGAATCCTTCGGGTACAGGGGCAGGGAACATGGGACCGGGTAATGCACCGGAGCCGGGGGCACCCGGATTTTCAGCCAATACGGGAGAAGGTGAGGAGCCAACCGTTCAATGATCCCAGAAATCGCTAAGAAACTACTTCCGTTAATTAACACAAAGAAAAACACAGACGCTCTGCAATTATACGCAGTAGATCGTATTGAGTTTATTCATCGGCAACTAGAGATTGCTACTTCGTGGGATGAGGTCAAAGAACTTCAGGGTCAAGCAAAAGAAACTCGTCGGTTGTTTTCATTGAGAGATGAAGTCGAGCAGAGGGCTAGGGAAAAGTAAATGCCAGACAGAAGAGATGTACACTATAGTGAATTTGGAATTTCATCTTTTGAAATGCTTCCTGCTTTAATTACTGGCACGGAGCAAGATGTAGTTGATGCGGCGTACATCTCTAGGGCACATGCAGAACGGGCAAAGTACGAAGATAATGATCGTACGGAAGATACTCTTCGGCATTTATTGTTGGGCGGTCTGATTGAACTAAGCCCTGAACAAGAGGAAACCATCGGTCGAGATATTGCAAGTTTCCTTATCGATTTCCGTGAGGGGGATGCCCCCGAAGATAAAATTGATTTAAACAATAATATTTACGGTCGTCGTTTACGTGAGATGTATCCTGATCGTGAAGAGTTTATTGCTAAGGCTATTGAGATTGCGGATTCGCTTGCAGAGAACGGCGAGTTACCAGAAATTGATGGAGTTGTACCCGAAAAGAGTTACGGTCGGTTTGAAACCCCAGAGCGTTTAGCTGAGTTTGAAGAAGAAGAAGCAAAGCGTATTTACACAAAAGGACCAGACGGCAACTGGATTCTTAAAGAAGATCTCAAAAAAGCTGAGATGGATACAGGTGGCTTAATGCTCGCCCCGGGTGGTGGAGTGCTAAAAAGTGCTGTCAAAGCCGGGGAGAAAATGATAGATGATGTTGATACTTCGTATCGCATGATGCATCAACCCCGAGGTCCTGAAGATGATACTCCAATACGATTAGATGATTTGACCCGATCTACTACTGGGGAATCTGCAGGATACCCTGAAGATTTCTACACGGCTCGAGGAAAAAGTATTTACGCTCCGGGACCTTCTTTTCAAGGAGATGAGTACGGCATAGCGAATAACGAAAGCTACAATATTATTCGCTCTGTTAAAGATAACCCTGAAGCAGAGATCACTATCTATCGTGCAGTTCCCGATGAAGATGACATTAATACAATCAATCGTGGGGATTTTGTTACTTTAAGCAAAACGTATGCGGATCTTCATGCGGCGGGTGGGTATGGCCGTTCTGGTCAAGACGCTGGAAAAGTGATTGCCGAAAAAGTAAAAGTAAAAGATCTTTACTGGGACGGCAACGATGTTAATGAGTTTGGGTATTTCCCACAAACAAATAAGACTAAATCAATAATAGCAGGCCTTTCAGGAACTGCCATTGCTCTTGGATTAGTTGCTACCCCTGAAGAAGCCGAAGCCGCCTATATTCCTCTCAAGGCATTTGCTGAAGGTTCTGATGCCGCTAAAGCTTTCTTTCAAAAAGCTCAGAAGCGTATCGATGAAGGTGCCGACACTGCCCCTAACGGCGAACTGTACAATGAGATGGGCGTGTATAAGTCTGAAGATGGGGACTTAAAAGTA